CGAGTGACCGCGATAATTCCGAAGGCGAGGCCATTGGAGAAGGCCACCTCGGCTCGCCGCCTAGCGGTGAGAGCCACGGGGTCTTTGGTCAACCCCCAAGAGGGGGGACCAAGGGGTTGGACGTCGTTCGTTCCGTAAAGGAAGCGGCCGACGGCCAGCCGGAGCCACTTGGGTGCGTGCACCCGATTGACTCCACCACGTAGCGGCGGTAGTCCAGATCCGCCTAAGGATCTGGGGAAGCAAGGAGGGTTCCCGCTTTCGCGGGACTTCCTCCAAGCGTCCGGGCGGAGGGCCCGTAGAACCCTACGGGCCGCCTGCCGACGACCGCCATCCGGGTGAACGGACTCGAAGGCCTCACCTTCTTTGAAGAAGGCGGTGCCGACGAGTCCTTTCAGTGGGACGCCTGAAGCCCACCTAATGGCCGAGTTCTCCGGGTTCACCCAAAAGGTGATCTCGGTGAAATTGCCGCCGGTAGGGTGGACGAACATCTTCCCGGGGGAGAATTGACCGCCGCAGGCGCGGACCGTCTCGCTGTACTTCTCGTACAAACGAGGCGGCCACGCCGCGATCAGGTCATCTCCTCCGAAGGAGGTGCCCTTCCACGCCGACCGGCGCGCTCCGACCAGTGAGGCTGAGTAATCGACCCAGATGAGGTGGATCAGAGATAGGATGGGCCACGTAGGCCCAAGACCCATCAAGATCCCCCTCTCCGAGTTGATCACCTGGCCCCACGGGTACTGGAGCAACTGGGGCCCCGTCAGGGACCTCAGTGCATCGGCCCAGGTGGGACTAAGGCCCTTCCATCCGTCCACCAGTCCGTTGACGACCGCCTCGACTAAGTCGAGAGGCAAGCGGTCAGACGCGGAACTGAGGTCTGTTGAGACAATGAGACAGCCTGGGAACCAGGCACTCATCGCCCTCTCGATGGCCATGCGGCGGTCCCCAACCAGGAAACTCCTACAGCGGCCCTCCTTACGGAGGGCTCTGAGGAGTGCCTTGTTGAGAACCGTGCCGGCCACGGAGGCGTACGCGGGAGGGGCTGAGACAATACGTTGTTTCCAGCCCCTCTCGGGCACGCAACAGACCCGGTGCTGGAGTGGGCCAGCGCTTAGGCGCGCGGCCGACTCCGCAACGGGGACGGAACAGAGATTACTCAACGCCGTCATGGTCTCTTCAGACCACGACACATCCTGTCCACCCATGGCCGGGTCAGGGACCCCCCCTTCTAGGGAGGTCTCGACCTGGTTCTGGTGGATGAGGGCGTCCAACCCAGGAACGAGGGTGTCGGTTTTATCCAACCACTCCTTCCACTGGGTCCGGACGACCTCGCGG